TACCGAGGGGGCGGCGACACGCGGAAAACGGCTAGTTTTTTGCATTTTATCGACATCATCATCATCCCCTTAACCTTCTGATATTTCAGTCGTGAAATTTTTCACGATGTCGAAATGATTAAATTTTGTTCATCATCATGGATAAAGAATTTAAAAACCTCCGACTCAATATTAATCAGCTGGCTGCGCTTACCGATATGCATCGACAGACGGTCTCCAGCAAGTTGAGCGGTGTTCAGCCTGCACCTGGAAGCAATCCAAAATTAAAACTGTTTTCAGTAGTGGATATCCTCAAAGAACTCCTGAGCCGGACAACATCTGAAGAGCTGATGAACGTCGATAAAATGCTGCCGCCTGATCGCAAAGCGTGGTTTCAGTCCGAACGCGAGCGACTCAAGTTTCAACAGGAAACCGGGGAATTGATTCCAGCATCAGAGGTAGTACGGGAATTTTCATCAATGGCTAAAGCGGTGGTTCAGGTGCTCGAAACTTTGCCAGACATTCTGGAGCGTGACTGCGCTATGACACCTGCAGCAGTAGTTCGTGTTCAAAAAGTTATAGATGACCTGCGCGATCAGATAGCCGTGAAAGTTGAAATGGCTGACGCACCGCCAGAGGAGGAATTGCCAGACGAGGAGTAACCATGCATCAGGCCACGGCGGCAGAGATCAGAAAAAACACTGCCTCGATCATCCGTGCGCCACGCAGGTTGCCGGTAGCGGAGGCAGTGCATAGATACATGCGCGTCCCCGTGGGTGTAGGGAACTCAGTGGAATGGGACCCCGATTTAGCACCCTATATTATCGAGCCGATGAACTGTCTGGCATCGCGTGAGTATGATGCCGTGGTGTTTGTTGGCCCTGCTAGGACAGGCAAGACAATCGGCCTGATAGATGGATGGGTGGTCTATAACGTGGTCTGCGATCCGTCCGACATGCTGATCGTTCAGATGACGGAGGAGAAGGCGAGGGAGCACTCTAAGAAACGTTTGGCGCGTACGTTCCGTGTCAGCCCTGAAGTGGCTAAACGCCTCAGCCCGCTGCGCAATGATAACAACGTTCACGACAAAACATTTTTGGCTGGTAACTATCTAAAAATAGGCTGGCCATCCATCAACATCATGTCGTCATCCGATTTTAAATATGTTGCGCTGACCGACTATGACCGGTTTCCGGAGAACATAGACGGAGAAGGTGATGGATTTTCTCTGGCCTCAAAACGCACCACGACTTTCATGTCGGCGGGTATGACGCTGGTGGAGGGTTCACCAGGCAGAGAGATAACCAACACCAAATGGCGTCGTCAGTCACCTCATGAGGCACCGCCAACAACCGGCTCTCTTTCCCTCTATAACCGTGGAGACAGACGCCGCTGGTACTGGCAATGCCCGCACTGTGAAGAATATTTCCAGCCAGAGATGGAGGTGATGACTGGTTATCGGGACGACACCGACCCGGTTAAAGCGAGTGAGGCCGCTCATATCTGCTGCCCTCACTGCAACAACGTCATTACAGCTGACCTGAAACGCGAACTGAATAAATCCGGTGTCTGGCTGCGAGAGGGTGAAAAAATTGATGTAGCCGGGAATCGTTCAGGTGAACCACGTCGCTCTCGCATCGCTTCGTTCTGGATGGAGGGACCAGCTGCGGCTTATCAGACGTGGGCGCAGCTGGTTTACAAATTACTGACCGCTGAGCAGGAGTATGAGGCAACGCAGAGTGAAGAGGCGCTAAGGGCGGTTATTAACACCGACTGGGGGCGTCCGTATCTGCCGCGTGCATCTGTCGAACAGCGCCAGTCAGACGTCCTGATGAAACGAGCCGAAGATTATGGCAAACGGCTGGTGCCGCCTAAAGTGCGGTTCCTGCTGGCAGCTGTGGATGTTCAGGGCGGTAAACGGCGGCGGTTTGTGGTGCAGATCATCGGCTATGGAGAAAACGGTGAGCGCTGGCTGATTGACCGCTACAACATCCGTCATTCGCTTCGACACGATGAAAACGGCGAGGCTATGCCAATTCGGCCTGATGCCTATCCGGAGGACTGGCAACTGCTGGTTTCCGACGTGCTGGATAAAACTTACCGGCTGCAGAGCAACGAGGAGCAGCGGATGACGGTTCTGGCGATGGCGGTGGACAGCGGCGGCGAGGAGGGCGTGACCGGTAATGCTTATAAATTCTGGCGGCAGTGTCGTCGGGACGGGCTGGCCAGACGCGTTTATCTCATCAAGGGCGACAGCACAAAACGCCAGAAAACAATTACCAAAACATTTCCGGATAACAGCGGCAGGGCAGATCGGCGTGCTGAGGTTCGGGGGGAAATCCCTGTTTATCTGTTACAGACCGATACGCTCAAAGACCAGCTGAGTAATAACCTGTCACGCGAAACGCCCGGCGCAGGCTACATCCATTTTCCTGACTGGCTGGGCGAATGGTTTTACGACGAACTGACCTATGAGGAACGTGGCGCTGATGGCAAATGGCGCAAACCGGGAAAGGGCGATAACGAAGCGTTTGACCTGTTCTGTTATGCGCAGGCTGTTGCCGTTCTGCGCGGATACGAAAAAATCCGTGACTGGGAAACCCCGCCAGCATGGGCGCGGGAGCAGGACGCTAACCCTGGCATTGTGACGGGCGATCAGCCCCGACAGAAAACTGAATCAAAACCCAAACCCAGACAACAAAACACGCCCAGACCTGCTCCGCAAAAAAGCCTCGCGGCAGATGGCTGGTCAGGATCGTCAGGCAATGGAGGGTGGCTTTAGTGACGAGAAATGAGATTTACCAGATGCTCCTTACGGTGCGTCAGGCGTACGCCGATTCGCTGGATGGAAAATCGGTATCGTTTACCGGCGTAAACGGTCGGGCCATTACCAACCATGATCCGGTGGCATTACGTACCGAGCTGGATTACTGGGAAAGACGCTGGCGCGCTGCACGCGGTCGCGGCGGTTCTTACAAACTCGCCAGATTTAATTAAGGGCCAATATGAGATTTATTGAAAAAACACTCGGCGTTATTTCGCCAGGGTGGGCCGCTGCACGTGCGCAAAACCGCCTCCGGCTGCAGGCGTATGAGGCCGCTCACCCGTCCCGATTGCATAAAAGTAAACGCGAATCCCGATCAGCTGACACCGCTGTGTTTGCAGCAGGAACCTCTCTGCGTGAGCAAGCGCGCTGGCTGGATGAAAACCACGATCTGGTCATCGGCCTGTTCGACAAAATGGAGGACCGAGTTATCGGGGCGCACGGCATCCATGTTGAACCACAGCCGCTCGATCTGGACGGCAATCTGCACGGTGATTTTGCCAGCCAGCTCTCAGCGTTGTGGGCGGAGTGGTCAGTGCGCCCGGAGGTGACCGGGATGTTTACCCGTCCCGAGGCAGAACGGCTGCTGCTGCGTTCTGCACTGCGTGACGGTGAGGTGTTCACTCAGCTGGTGCGTGGCAACGTAGCTGGTTTGCAGCACGCCACCTCGGTGCCATTCTCGCTGGAAATGCTGGAAGCCGACTTTGTTCCGCACAACCTGAACAGCACGACAGGCCAGCAAATCAGGCAGGGCATTATTGTGAACGCCTGGGGGCGACCCACTGGGTACAAGGTTTACAAAAATCATCCCGCCAGCTTCACCGGCTTCAACACTGATTTCAAAACTATTTCTGCAGACAACATGCTGCATCTGGCGCAGCGCAAACGCCTTCATCAGCTGCGCGGTGTCAGCCTTATTCACGGCGTTATCACTCGTCTGTCAGACATCAAAGACTATGAAGAGTCCGAACGTGTTGCCGCGCGCATCGCTGCAGCGCTGGGGTTCTACATCCGGCGCGGTGATGCGCAGTCTCTGGATGACAGCGGTGAATATTCGGAGCCTGGCGGGGAGCGGTTCTACAACATCGCGCCCGGCATGATTTATGACGAATTAAAGCCGGGTGAAGACCTCGGTATGGTGGAGTCAAACCGTCCCAACGTTCACCTCTACGAGTTCAGGAACGGGCAGATGCGGGCCGTTGCTGCCGGTACGCGCGGCAGCTACTCCAGCATTGCGCGTGACTATAACGGTACATACAGCTCACAGCGTCAGGAACTGGTGGAGAGTTTTGAGGGTTACAACGTTCTCCAGCAGTGGTTTGTAGGGCAGCACAGTCGCCCCGTTTACCGTTCATGGCTGGCAATGGCACTTCTGAGCGGCATTGAAATTCCTGCTGATGTTGACCGCAAATCTCTCTATAACGCGCTTTATCTGGGGCCGGTGATGCCGTGGATTGATCCGGTTAAAGAGGCGCAGGCGTGGAAAGCTAATGTGCGTGGCGGTGCCAGTACTGAGGCGGAGTGGGCACGTGCGCGTGGCAAAAATCCGCAGGAGGTTAAGCGCCAGCGCCTGCGTGAAACCGAATACAACCGGGAACATGGGCTGGTGTTCGATTCCGACGCCGCCAACGATAAAGGAGTGGTGTTAGATGCAACATCAAGAGAGTCAGACGACTCAAAAACTGATTAACCCTCAAGCCTCTCTGGCCGGTGTCGATGCGGCAAACGGTCAGTGCTGGTATGAGATTCGCGCACTTGCAGCAGGGCGGGTAGAAATTTATCTGTATGACGTGATCGGCGGCTGGGGCATCACAGCACAGCAGTTTGTGACCGACTGCAGAGAGGCTGGCGTATTCGAGGCCAGCGCGATTGACCTGCATATTCACAGCCCCGGTGGTGATGTGATGCAGGGATTTGCCATTTACAACACCCTGTCACGGCTTAAAGCCACGATGGATATCTGGGTAGACGGCGTGGCCGCCAGTATGGCGTCCATGATTGTCTGCCTGCCGGGTGCCACCGTACACATGCCAGAAAACGCCTGGATCATGATCCATAAACCGTGGGGCGGTATTGCTGGCGATTCCGATGAGATGCGCGATTACGCAGATTTCCTGGATCGTAATGAAGCGCTGATGCTTAACGCCTACATGAATAAAACCGGTCTGGGGCGTGAAGAGCTTGAGGCAATGCTTAAAGCCGAAACCTGGCTGAGCGGTGCAGAGGCCGTTGAAAAAGGTTTTGCCGACACACTTGAACCTGAACTGCAGGCAGCAGCCTGTATGAATGAAAACAAACTGAAGGACTACACCAACATGCCTCAACAACTTCAATCACTGTTTATGCCACGCGCTGAAGGAAACACAAACACTCAGACGCCAGCGCCGCAGACTCCTGCCCCGCAGGCATCAGGTAATCAGCCAGCACCGGCACAGACTGGCAATATTGACATCAGAGCGTTGGCCGCACAGCTGCAGCAGCAAATGCAGACTGCGAACACTGAACGCGTTAATGCCGTTGCAGCTGTATTCGAGGCATTCCCGGCCTTTGCTTCGCTGCGCACGGAATGTATCAGTGATATGTCCTGTTCAGCGGAAGTGGCGCGCGGCAAACTTCTTACCGCGCTGGCCGCAGGCACAACCCCCCTTGCCGGGCCGGGTGCCATTCATCTGCATGCTGGGAATGGCAATCTGGTGGGCGACTCTGTTCGCGCTGCAATCATGTCCCGCGTGGGTTATGCGGAAGCAGAAAAAGACAATGCTTATGCAGGTTATACGCTGCGTGAGCTGGCACGTGCTTCTCTGGTCGATCGCGGGATCGGTATTGCCGGTCATCAGACTCCGATGGCAATGGTGGGTCTGGCATTCACCCACAGCAACAGCGATTTTGGCAACATCCTGATGGATGTGGCTAATAAGGCGGCGCTGATGGGCTGGAATGAGGCCGAGGAAATTTTTGATAAATGGACGCGGAAAGGGATTCTGACTGATTTCAAAACGGCGCATCGCGTTGGCCTTGAGACGTTCCCGACACTGAGCAAGGTGCGTCCGGGCGCTGAATATAAATATGTCACGTTGAAAGATCGTGGCGAGCCAATTGCGCTGGCAACCTACGGCAACTTGTTCAGTATTGACCGTCAGGCCATCATCAATGACGATCTGTCCATGCTGACCGGGATTCCGCAGGCGATGGGGAGTGCAGCACGAGCCACCGTAGGCGATCTGGTCTGGGCAGTTCTGACCAGTAATCCGAAAATGTCAGACGGTAAACCGCTGTTCCATGCCGACCACGGCAACCTGATTAAGGCCGGTCTGAGCATTGAAGGTCTGGACACGGCACGCAAGGCGATGAAGCTGCAGAAATCAGGTGAGCGTAACCTGAATATTCGCCCGGCGTTTATGCTGGCACCCGTCGCTATCGAATCACGCGCCAACCAGCTGATCAAATCTGCCAGCGTGCCGGGTGCCGATGTTAACAGTGGCATCAATAACCCGATTCAGAACTTCGTGGAGGTCATGTCGGAGGCGCGTCTGGATGACAGCAGCGCGACTGATTATTACCTGGCTGCAGCGCAGGGCCGCGACACTATCGAGGTCGCCTATCTGGACGGCATTGATACCCCGTATCTGGAACAGCAGCAGGGGTTCACCATTGATGGTGCGGCGTTCAAGGTTCGCATTGATGCAGGTGTTGCCCCTCTGGATCATCGGGGCCTGGTTAAAGTCACCAACAAATAAGCCGCCTCCGGGCGGCTTTCTTATATCCGGGCGGCGCAGGCCGCCTTTTTCATTGGAGAGTAACGATGGCAACGAATTATCAGCAGGACGGCAGAACGATTGATTATCTGAACACTGGCGCTACTGAAATTGCCTCCGGCGAGGCAGTGGTTGTGGGGGCGCTGGTGGGTGTAGCGCATGACGATATTCTGGCGGGTTTATGGGGTGTGCTTCATACGGCTGGGGTGTTTGTACTGCCAAAAGCGGCAGAGTCTGTCGGGACGGGCCAGAAACTCTATCTTGCAGACGGCAAGGTGACGGCGGAAGCAGGTGAAGATGCTACGCCTAATCCTCTTGCCGGTACTGCCTGGGCGGATGCTGAAGCCGGTGACGAGTCTGTTGCCGTGCGGCTGGGCTTCTGATGAACCGCTTCCGTTCGCGGCTGGCAAAGGCGGATGCCCGGATTAACCGGGCGTTTGCTGAAGAATCCCCCGCCACCTTGCTAATCGGGGATGAGGTGCGCCCGGTGGTGGTGATATTTGAATCGCCCGATTCACCTGTGAGTGTGCCGGGCGGCGGTGAGTTGCAGGACTACTCGCCAGCATTCAGCGCCATGACGGCTGATATTGCCGATCTTTCCAAGGGTGACGGCGCGGTGGTGAATGGCGTCAATTATCGCGTCACTCATGTGGGAACCGATGAACAGGGCCGCACCCGCATTTCGCTGGCGTTCGGTGAGCCGGGAAAACCCCAGCCTGAGATAAATAACTGGAGTAAATGAAATGGCACGTGAATCGCGGCTTAGGCGGGATTTACCCGTGGATATTGACGTTACCGCTATCTGGCGGATAGCGGAAAAAATCGGAGCCACACAAAAACAGTTTCGTGCCGCGTATTCACGGGCATTACAGCGAACAGGGGCAACGCTGAGAAAGCGGGCGCTTGCCGATCTGAAAGATGGACTCGCGCCACGCAGCATGAATATGGTGCGCCGTCGCCTCCTGTCGTTTCGTATTCAGCCACCCTCTAATTCCACGCTGGATAATTTTCGCCTGTGGTTTGGTCTGAACGCGGTAAAGGTGAAAGACCTGAATGGGAAAATCTCTGGCCGCTTACGTCCACATCATGATCGGCGTGATAAAAATACGGGCCGGTTTATTAAATCGCGGCGACGGGCTAACACAGCCGGATTCACCCCAAAAGGAAACCTGCTGTCAGCGCGGACGTTTGAGAACGGGGAGGTGGCACGAAGTCGCCGCGACAACCGACGCACGATAGTGATCCGTGACCCGGAAACACGCCGGACCCGTGATGCTGAAATTGATATCTATGAACCGATGCTGAACTACGTCGAGGACAACGCGTTTGCGGAGGTCATGGAGATTTTCATGCACCATTTCGAGAGTGATCTGCGTGGCCGGGTTAAGGCCAGAATTTCTGTGTGAGGTTTGTAATGGCTGAACCGTTAATGATGGGGCAGTACCATGACGCCGTGATTTCGGCGCTGAAAAATATAGCGTGGGTGCAGGATGCTGATGCCTATCCCGAAAAAAACATTCCCCGATTCACTGGCTTAACCACGCCCGCAGTGTATTTCACGATTAACAGCTGGGAGCAGGGTGGTGGTAATGAGGGCCAGCTGCAGGTCTCGCTCAGCTGTGATCTGTTTGTCGTGGTGGATTCTGAGGGAGCCAGCGCCAGTAAACCTGAAATCTTTTTGCGAACTGCCGCGGCAGATATCACGCAGTGGATTGATGGTCAGCAATTTGGTATCAGCCACATAGAGCCAGCTGAATTCATATCGGCTGAACGTGATGAGTTTGATCCCCGTATGGATGATTATCTGGTCTGGCGGATTTCATACGCGCAATCAGCCGCATTTGGTGCTGATCCGTTTGCGCCATCAGGCGTGCCGTTGCGTAAGGTATGGCTGGCTGAATCACCCGATGTAGGGCGTGCGCACGTCGATGACTATCGGCTGATCTGGGAGTCAAAAGCCGATGAGTGATATCAGTGGAGACCTGCAGCGGCGGCTGGCTAATCTCATCCGCCGTGGCGTGATTCACTCAGTCCGCCATGATAAGCAGCCAAAGTGCCGCGTCGATCTCGGAGATATCGTCACCACCTGGCTGCCACTTTGCCAGGGTTTTTCAGGTTCAAACCGTTCCGACTCAAACCCCTGCGCAGTGGGTGATGCTGTAACCGTGCTGTCAGAGGCCGGAGAGCTGAACAATGGCCGTGTGTTTCCGGGCTGGAATACGGGAGCAATGCCTGTTCCGGAGGGTAGCGATAGCGAGCACATCACCCGCTATAGCGATGGCACCGAAATCAGGTATGACCGGGAGGCCCATGCACTGACAATCAAAATCGCGGCAGGGGGATCATACAAAATTGTTGGAATCGGCACGCTGGATGGTCCTGTTGAAATCACTGAAACGCTAACGGTGCAGGGGAAAACGCAAGTTAACAGCGACATTGAAGCGACCGGCGATATCAGTGACGGCACCGGCACTATGAGCAAAATTCGGGAGGTGCATAACGACCATGACCACCCCGGAGACAGTGGTGGAATAACCGGTAAACCTAATCAGAAAATGTAACCTGCTTCGGCAGGTTTTTTTATGCCTGGAGAAAACAGATGGGTGATTTACATGGTGTTGAAACGATAGAGTTAACCTCTGGCACCGTTGCAGTAACAACGATTCAGACGGCAATTATTGGGCTGGTGGGAACCGCTCCTGATGCATCAGCCGGTACGCCAGCCAGTGCTACGACCGGAACCCCGATACTCGATAACGTGCTGAACTTCAAAACAACCATCATCGGCAGAGCGGGAAATGTTATCAGCGTGGAGGCTGTTGCAGGTGTACCCGACTCGACTGTAAAAGCAGCTGTTCCCACATCAGCATCATGGGATGCTGCCGCACTCAAACTCAGCATCACGCTGGGTTGCGATGAGGATGGGGTGCTGAATGCAACTCCCGCTGATGTTGTTGCCGTAGTACCTGCACAGGATGGCGCGAAAATACTGGTTTCAGGCAGTGGAGCGGGCTTTGTCACGCCGTTTACGCTTCAACTGACTGGTGGAGAGGATGAACCGTTCCCGCTCAATACGCCCGTGGCGATTGTTGGCACAACGATGATGTCCCGCCTGGGTGACACCGGAACGCTTAAGCAAGCCATTGCTGACATTAATGACCAGCGCAACGCTCTGACCGTAATTGTGCGCGTCAGTGAGGAAACAACGAAAGAGAAGCAGCGTGCCGCCGTTCTTGCTGGTATCGGTAAACTTTCATCTGCTAAATCCGCGACCACCTATCAACCGCGCATTGTTATTGCACCCGGTTTCAGTGAGGACGACGCGGTAGGTAAAGCCCTGGAGACGGTTGCCGGTAAATTGCGAGCTGTGGCTTATGTTGACTGTGCGTCAGGCGCAACACTGCAGGAGGTGGTCCAGCGCCGCCAGTCATATGGCGCACGTACCGAGCTTTTGCGTCCGCGTGTTCAGACGAGCAACAGTGACGGCCAGTTGGTATACCGGGCCTATTCCGCGTTTGCTGCCGGGCTGCGTGCCCGGATCGATTTCGAAAAGGGATGGTGGTGGAGCAAATCCAATCAGGACATCAACAATATCCTCGGCGTTGAACAGATTGATGAATTTATCCTCGGTGAAAGAAATTGCGATGCCAACCTGCTGAATATGCAGAACGTCTCAACCATCGTGCGACGCTCTGGATTTAAACACTGGGGTAACCGCCTGTGCGCGGACGATCCGCAGTGGCACTTTGAATCAGTCCGTCGCACGGCGGACGTGATTGAGGACAGCATTCAGGAGGCCATGCTGCCGTACGTGGACCGTCCTCTGGACTGGGAAAATGCTGATGACATCATTGGCACCATTAACTCATATATGCGGAAACTGGTCAGGCTGAAAGCCATTTTCGGTGGCGAAGCCTGGCTGGATAAGGAGCTGAACACAAAAGAAACGCTGGCAGCGGGTGAACTTTATATCAATTACGATTTTGGTCCTAAGTCACCAACCGAGCTGATCAGCCTGCGTGTCCGGGTTAATAACAACTATGCGCTTGAGGAGATGCTGGCGGCATGAGTGATAAAAATACATTACGCGTCTGGACGTTTTTCAGGCAGGGGGTGCGCATTCAGGGCGCGCACGAATTCACGCCGCCGACACTGGCGATCGTCAAAACCGATTTGCGTACCGGCGCGCAGGACGCACCGACACCCGTTGATGACGGCATGGAGGCAATGACCTGTCAGATTAAATTTTACGGCATCGATACCGACATGCTGACGGCGTTCGGTTTCGTCAGTGGCAGTCGCCCACGCTTCACTGCCTATCAGGGTTATCTGGCTAACGGCACCGCCCTGGGAACGGTTGAGGAGATTGAGGGTTTTGTTCATACGGTCACTCCCGATGCGCGGGGTAAAGACGCTCTTTCAGAGAACGCCATCACGGTTGACATTGCGGTCAGCTATTACAAACAGACTAAAGACGGTCAGGAGCTGTTTGAGATCGACACAGAGCGATTTGCCCGGCGCGTTAACGGCGTTGACGTGCTGGCCGGGCTGGCATCAAAAGTTCGTCTGTAATCTGTCTCCCTTAATCCTTCACTCATAACGGCCTCCGGGCCGTTTTTTATTTCAGGAGCTAATTATGAGTTTTCCCGCTTCAACACGAACCATCAAACTTTTTACCCCCGTCACGCTGGAGGGTGGCGCAGAGTTAAACGTTGTGCATATGCGCGAACCGCTGGTGCGCGACCGCATCGCGCATGCAAAAGATCGCGGTAATGAAGAGGAGAAAGAAGCGCGGATGATTGCGCAGCTATGTAACCTCAGCGAACAGGATATCTGGCAGCTGACAGCAGCGGATTATGCGCAGCTGACGGATGCCTTCAACGTTTTTATGCTCCCGCCCGGAGAGCGACCGAAGGAGAGCTGATCCGGGCTATACGCTTTCTGGGCAGGCGGCTGCATTTCCCGATGGGGGACTATCTGAATATGCCATTCAGCACGTTTTCCGATTTTCTGTTTGACGAAATGGAGGCATTAAACCGTGGCCGGAATAAGTCAAAACCTTAAAGCCACCATAACGTTTGGCGGCAATATCGACAGTTCATGGAAACGCTCAGCGACCGACCTGCAAAAGAACCTGAAAGCGGTGGGAAAAGAATCCGAGCGTCTTACTAAGGACCAGACAAAACTCGCCACCGAGATCAAAAAAG